AGCGACCTTGCGATGAGAGTGAAAATTGGGGCACAAAAAAAAGAGCCCCTAAAGAAAGCAACTCCCCCAAAGAATGAGGGAGAATGCCTACTTTAGAGAATCAGAAGTTATTCCAGAAGAAGTAAGTGTTGCCACGGAATTCCAAGGTGAACATATCCCATTGCAGTGATTGATACCAAACGGATTCAAAATCAATTGCACAGCGGAAGATAGATGGAAGCTCTTCTAGTTCAGAGCCATAAATATCATCACAGAATTGCTCAGCAAACTGAGTCAAAAGGTGTTCGCCTTGACCTTCCCATTCACCTTGGAACGCGTCTTGGAATTGTTCACTAGTGGTGATTCCATATTCATCGAGGCATTGCATAAATGCATCGTACTCTTCTTCATCAGTGATAAAAGAAGTGCGATCATGAATCTCATCAACTAGTTCTTGCTTCTCTTCAGAGAGAGAATCATACCAAGCCTCATATTCTGCCATAGCGGTTTGGACTTGCTCTTTAGTGTAGAGTGCGATCATCGAATGAGTTACAAACAACGAAGGAGTGAGTCCTTCAAAAAACTAACCCAACCTTGTTGGGAATAGTATTTGGAAAGAATCAAACTTGGTAGCAACCTTGTTAGGTTGTCCTACCTATAAACTCACCGCTGCGACGTTCTGCGTTCTGGTGATTCGTTAGCATCCCGTGGCGGTCTAGTGCACAACGTGCGTCCCTACGGTGGTTGCTGTGGTTCCTCACAGCTTGTGGCGTGCGCCCCTGCTAACTTGTTGGAGTGCGACCTTGCGCACTATATGAGAGTGATTTGAGAGTGAATTTATTTAATTAAACAGCACTAACTAATTAGAATTAAACAGTGTTGTTTAATAACAATCAATCAGTGCTGTGTAATTAGAATTAATCAGATTTGCTGATAGCTAACGCGAGAATCGCGCAAGATGTTGTTAACAAAGAAACCAAGCGATGCGCACTCATTGATCATAAAGTTGACAATAGCACGACGGCTGACATTCTTATAGCTGTAGACCGAACCATTCTTATAAAGAACTGCAGCAGTACCATTGATAGGATCAACGGTGATTGCATCAGCGCAAGAAGAAGAACGAGTCAGAACAGTTTTGTTGAACATTTGAATTTGAATAAAGTGAATGAATAGAGGGATAATGACCCTCAGAAAATGCACCGAATTGGAAGCACTTATTGAGAGTGACTATCAATCAGACACGCAATGGTTGATAACATCAACAGGATCTATATCGTAGAAATCATAGAATAGTTTACTATTCATATCATAAACATCTCCACCGTCCACATTATAAAGAACGGGGAAACTATCCCAATACAATCCGTCCTCTGGATCTTTCAAAGCATCACTAAATGCTCCCTCTTGGTATCTAGAACCGATGTGAACCCATTGTTCACCCATAATGACTTTCTTACCATCAATAGAGAATACATCATCCTCTATCTCGTAGTCATAGAATGAATCAGTTGTCAGAAGATCACCTCCAATTGTTTAACTTTTGTTGATGAATCAACTATAGCAGATAAAGAACCGCTTGTGTTGATTTAGTGGTCACTAAGTCAGCTGTCCACTGGTTGTGATCGCTTTCAGCTCCGCTTGGCGGTTTACTAACGATCGGATGATCAGCTGAGGTTGGGATGACTTCGCGTCTCCTCCTCGTTTGCTGATAACCTATAATTGCATTTTTTTCAGCGGTCCGTAGTTCACCGTGATACAAAACTCTGATTTTGGGTACAGTTGTTCAATCGTCCACCAAATGAGAGGTAAGCATCAACATAACACCACTACATATGAGAGTGAATAATAATAATTACACAACGTTGTTCAATACTAATTCATATTAAATACAATTGATGATATTAATTAATATTGTGTCGCTACAGATAGCGAGAAAAAGATAAACAAATATTAACCGCTCGCTTCGCTCGCTACTCCCTCCCCCCTCAATGTTGGGCGGTTTCGATATCATCAAGCGGTTGAAATCGTGGCGAGAGGGAGGAAACGAGACCCCCTATGGGGGGAATTGCGACCACGCTCCAGCGCTAATAGGCTTCAGACATTTTTGTCATTTTTCTACGGGACAATGCTTACAGCTATCGACCGAATCAATGGGATAAGCCGCATTAACAGGTACATCAGACCCACATTTCTTGCATTTAACGATCTTAACCTCCCCAAATGGGGGACTATAGAAGTTACTGTCCATCAGATTACCATTTTAGTGTTGTCATTAGGCTCTTCATGGGCTTCAGGTCCAAATCCATGCTTCTCAACGTATTTACGGTACTCATCGTTATCTTTATCAGCTTCAGAGCCAAATTTATCAATCATCTGGTAGCACCATTCCCGCATTTCGTTACACCACGGCGTGAATTTAGCAACACCAAAGCAACGACCTACTTCTTTCGGAGTAAAGCGGATACAAGCACTATTTTTGTAGAACACTCGGAAGTGATTGGGACCCGTTCGTACCCTCATGTAGGTTACGTTGCAGTCGTTCGTATTCTTCTCGAAGTTGTACTCCATTCTTTTCTAAACTATAGGGTGGGTTAGTTTTAAAATCTTTTAAATCCTGTACATAAGGAGGTAACCAAGTATTTATTTGCACGCATTGTTTCCAATTGGCAGGTGATAAACACCCAAGCACTACAACAGTAAAGAAGTGTTGTATGTAAGTTAGTACAGTTAACATAAGTAGAATATTACGCCTCAGATATCAACGGATGAGGTGGGAATTGATATTTAGTGTCTACTATTCAGTAAGAAAAGGGGGAAGATTTGTTGTCTTCCCCCAAGCACAGAGTTCGAGTCCACCCTTCTCTCCCCCTGTATAGGTGGCGTATTGCACCTAAACCCAGTTGTGGACAGAGTTATTCCGTCTTGAGGATTGACGTTGTTCAAGGGTCATTCCAAGGGCTAATTGCTGGGTTGCAGTGTGTGGATCTTCGATCATTTGTTGAATAAGATCGTTCCAATCGTCACGTTTTCGTTTGTTAACGATCTCTTGTGCAGAAAGGGCTAGAGCATCGGTGTAATACTTCACACCTTGTGCTAGACAATCAAGCCTATCATCGTGCCTTACAGCGCCTTTTTCGCGGCACATACGGCTCATTTGATAGAAGAGCATGTACAGGAGTCGTTCTTCAGGAGGTGCGTCTTTGTTGGAATTGTAGTCCCAGTCAATGACACTACGATCAATAACCAACCGATGTTGGTTAAGAACAGGCTCCAAAGCATCGATGATACGATCTTCTTTTCTGACATTAGCTCGTACCTCTTCAATATCTATACCTTGTTTGGTTTGGACTAGGTGTTTTTTAAAGAGTTCACCTACCATACCATCACCAAAGTTTGTTTCAATCAGCAGCTTTGTTACTCCATATTTACGACATCCTCTTAGAATGTCCAATAACGTGTTGTCTGAGTACCCATCTCTGTAAGCTCGCATTTCATGCAAGTACAAGAAACCATTTCGCTGGGAGATATAAGCTGCTGCCGTCTCATCTGTGCCTCTACCCGATGGATCAACTGAGCAGATTGTTTCGGTGTAAGGCCCCCAATCTCCTTGGAGCTGCATTGGGTTGTAGAAATAATCTCCAGGTAGACCGACAGTGGGAGCGTCCCGAATGACATTCTTGGGGTCGCTGCACCAGATAACGGAATCAGGAGCATTAGTGGGATTGACAGACGTGACAACAAGGTCTGCCATTTTAAGTGGGAATTTTTCACTGTCACTCAAGCTCGTATCTAGTTGGAATTGGAGCATGAAGTTTGACCTTCCCATTGAGGCTTCACGCTCAATTAGATCATCGTTACCAAAGCGATCTGGATCTGTTACGTCCCAGGGTTCTGCTCCGGTATCAATATCCGCTTGTAATTGGGGAGCGAGTAGTCCGTCGTACGGAGCGGAATCACGGGGATAACGCGCTGGCCACACAAAAGGGCGATAGCTTCTTTCGGCGAGTTTTCTATAGACGGTGAAGGTAGTCTGAGGAGTCCCCAGGTACATAATTCGACTATCATTTTTAGGCGTTAAGATAGATTCTGCTTCAGTACAAAGTTGCAATAACTTCTCCCGCATTGTTTCAGTCAGGCTATTACCAGGAACTTCAATGTCGTCGAGAATCATTAAATCTGCGCGGCTTCCGGTTAGCTGACCAGTGATGCCCACCGACTTTACGCTTGGAGCCTGGTGGGGTGAGCAATTCACATCGAAGCTTATTCTGGACCATCTTGCATCGTCGGACTTCGGGCGTAAATGAGAAAGCCATGGCGTTTCAATGATAAGTTTTTGCAGGAAGATGGACATGTTATCTGCACGTTCTTTAGACGCAGAGATAATCATGATCTTTTTTTCTGGATTATTAAACAGAGTCCAAAGAACAAAAGCGCCAGTAATCCAGGACTTGCCGACACCTCGGAAGGCTTGGATTTGTAGACGTTTTGGACCGTGCTGTAAATAATCTGCGATTGCATATTGTGCTCGTGTGGGTGAAGGCAGATCAAGCTGCGTCCACAGAGCCTGTAGAAACAGCTTGAAATCTGACTTGAGGGAATGGATTATGTCTGTCATAAGCGGCTATTAACGCCGATATTTGAAATAGTTTGCAGCCGTTCTTCAGTACTTTTTTGTTTGTCTTTAATTGCTGCTTTGTAGCCAGCACGTCCAGCATCAATAGCCAAACTGCTGAGACCAGTAACAGTGGAGGTAAGTTCACCAGCTGCCATCATTGGAATACCTATAGGCGCACCCCAAACAGTTGCTGAAAGACCAGCACCAGCTACAGTTGCACGATCACCCCAACCAGATGCAAAATCAAGAGCTTTGTTAATTTTAAGTGTCGGATCGTTAGGATTTTCTTTGATCTCTTGAGATCTAGCTTTTTGCAGTGGATCTAACAAAACGGCGCCAGTACCAGCTCCAAGAAAAGGAACTTGATTTAACAGTCTACTTGCCGTTGGGTTTTTAAGAAGTGGCGCTAGGCGGCGGATTTGTGCATTGCCAGACATTTCAATTAACAGTTCCTGGACTTTACCAGGTACTTTGGTAATGTCTGTAGCGCTGTCATACAAACTTCGAGTAATGCCTTGTGGCGCTCTCAA